GAGAAATTTTAATATGTTGATCACATAGTTCACCCTCTATCCATATAGCTTTTTCACCATCTTCTTCTGTCAGTAAATTAGACCATCTAAATTCATCGTTGATACTCCAAATTCCAATATTAATATTATTTTTATTTAATATATCTAATGGATAATCAAGTTCTGCAATTAATCGTTCTAGTCCACCTTTAAAATCAACTCCATTACAACTATATGGGGGTTTCTTCTCGTTCCAACCATCTAAATGACGCAATTGTCTAACAAGTCTTTCACCCTTAACATATCCATTACTTTCACCAGCTTTTAAAAAAGCATATTCAAGATAACTTCCTTCTTCATCTGGATATTTATTATATGGAGCATAGTTAAACATGTAAGCAAATGATGATGTATTCATTGATCTCAGTTTTTCATATATCTCTGCCGTAGTATTAAGTTCAGAACATATAATAATTTCGTCAGGTTTAAAAATGTTAATGTCATCATACATTTTATTAGACAATGTTATAAGTTTAGATTTTGGAATCTTAATAATTTTACCCATTTTACTCATTTTTAATTCTCCTATATAATTCAAATGAAGCTAAGTTTTTACCTTTACTCTCACACATAATATCAGCCCATTTCCAATGACTCAATGCCCAATCATTCACAGCATTATTCCAATAAAAATTACTGTGAGCACGTAATTTTTGTTTGTTGATTTTACTCTCAACTAAACGATCACGATTAGGTAACGTATTAATACAATGATCTTTTAACCAATCTTCGCGACTAACAGAATAATGGCAAGTAGGCCTGATACCACGCCAGCTATCCAACACCCGTAATATACGATCATCTTCAGATTGAATATATTCCCCCGAATGTATCCAATGATGATGGATATCAACAACAATAGGAACGATATCTCTAATAGTAAGTACATCTTCTAATCCCCATGAGTTTTCTTCGTTTTCGATTGTGATGCAATTTCTTGCCTCTGGCGATAAGCGTTTATATGCTAATCTAATACCTTCTGGTCCTCGTTTACCAGAGATATGTACATTAATTTTAAAATCTTGAAAAGTTTTTCCATATCCCATCCATCTAGCCATGTCTGCATGATATTCAAACTCCTCTATACTTCGTTGAACAATACCCTCATCAATACTAGCAAGAACAACAAACTGACCAGGATGCATACTAAGCCTAACACCCATCTCGCGAGCAATATTTCCGATTTCCGCAAATCCTCTAGCGGCGGCATCTCGTATGAATTGCTGTCTATAAAACCACGACCAGCTAGACTCAGTATATACAGGAAGTATATCGCTACTGAGTCGTACCATTCTAAGATTTTCATCTAATTTTCCTACCTTTTCTACAAGTTTACGAGTGGATTCGATGTTTTGAATCATCAAGTCCCACAATCGTTGTTCTGCTACGTCACGAGTTTGACGATTAAGCCAGGCTACAGTTGTTGTTCCAGTTGTATACTTTTTAGCATCATCTTTAGGTTTGATACCATTGACTTGATCTGGAGTATCAATCCATTTACAAGCAAATCCAATTTTGTTCATAATAGATATTTAATTATTAATTGTTCAACGACAAGATAATATCCCCAAAATGGAAAAATTACGGCAAAAAATACTGACCAAAAACCTTTGGCCAAATAAATTCCACCTAACCAAGCCACGAGTAAAATAAGTGATATAAATGATTTCATAATATGAGTATATCTTAATTGTTATTTGTTGTCAAATAATTTCGAGTTGATCAAATCTGACGAATGTTGCGGCAAACTAACAGATTTATCTTTGATCTTTAAATTTTCCAATCTGGTCACACGTTCACGTAATTCAGTAGAAGAATATATATGTTGACGAACATGATAATATAACTCAATATCATTGTTAAGACAATATTCTTTTCCAGTGAAGTATCGTGATCTGTATTCATCTCCTAAAAATCTAATATGAATCATTTGAGTTTTAAGTAGTTGTAATAAATCAAACTCAGTTTCATATACTAGAATTTCATCTACATATTTACAACCTTGAAGTTGTACATAACGTTCGTAGACACTTTGAACAGGTTTGTTCTTGATGCCAGGGCGATCAATAGTTGGATCAACTTGAAGTCCAACTATAAGATAATCACATAACTGCTTTTCCATTTTAAGCATGGTTATGTGTCCAGGATGTAACATGTCAAAAGAAGAACAATTAAACCCAATTTTAAGTTTATTGTTCTTCTGTTCTATCAAAGAAATAGACATTACGAAAAGCGTTGTTCTTGTTGGGCAAATCTTCGTTGATCTTCCGTCCATTGATTCTTAAAGTTTTTATGACTACAAAACTTTGAATACTGTTGATAAGCATAATTTCGCATGTTATAAAGACATGATTCATCAAACTTATATCCGAATTCTACACAGAAATCTTTGAACTTTTCCAAGTCATCAAAAATTTGGTTGACACGAGGATTAGATTGAATTTGTGGTTTTGCCATGATGTTTCTCTATTGTTTAAAAAGATAAATGGTAGTAAATACCGGTTGATTAAAATTCATGATATCAATACGAATATCATGTGTGGTATAATAACTAGCAACATAATCATAAAGTAAATTGCTAACTACTATTAGGTCCAACAAATTAGATTGTAACACATTGTCATCTATATTGTCAATGACATTGGACAACTCTAATTTGTCAAGATTGGATAAATCAGTATCATTGGTTACTTGAACCCCAATGTTAATTTCATATTCTTTGAAATTAACTGGTAGCCAAAATATCCTAGTGGCATTAAATGAATTTTTAATTCTGCGTTCGGCCATTGCTGTCTGATGAGGATCCATTATTAATCCTTACTTATGGTTGTTGTGCTGGCATTAAATATTCATACTCAACAAGACCACTATCAACAGTGATTTTCATAGCACCAGCATCACCGATATACATCTTTTTGTCACCATCAAGACCGAGAATAGCCAATACTTGAGTTACTGGCCATGCCCATGTACGCTGTAATGATCCAACAATGTTTTCTTCAAATACAAAATTGGCACTATGTGTACTTACATCACCAAAATATACTTTAAGATTAGTACCATCAGTTTTGGTAGTAAATGTAGTTTGTTCACTATTAGCGCCTGACTGTTTCTTAAGACGAAGAATGTTTACAACTTTAGGAACAAATTCTACGTTCCAAGCAGCACCAGCAAACTTAACTGGCTTGACTGTATCTTCAACAACTGACTTACCCATCAAACGATAGTCATTGACAAAATCTCCAGTACTGGTTTCAAAGTGAATTGCCTCTGGAACATCTTCGCCATCACGAATTTTACGTGTCATGACAATAGTGGCATTTTCATTATATTCATCAAATCCAAGAATGGTTTTGAGTTTAGGAAGATTTGGCATACCAAATATACCTTTAAAATCCGATTGTGGATTCTTAAACTTTGCAGAAACAATAACTGTTCTGTCTTCAGCCATAGCATTAATAATGGTTTCTTTATCAGTTCCAGTAATCTTAATAAGATTAATAAAACCTAATTGACTTGTGTGACTAATAATATCTGTTAGATAATCCTTCATTTTTTTCCTTTTATTTGCTCGTTAGTGTAATAATACTGTATTTTGTATAGATTGTCAAATCATTTGGACAACTATTCAAATGAAAACAATGTTCCAAATGTTGAATTAATATTGGTGTCTTGTCTAATATCCCATTCCAATACACCAATCATGTTTTCAATCTTTTCATCTACTAAACTTCGTTCCATACCTTCATCATCAAATGGAAGTTCTTTGAACCAATCTGGCAATCGTAATTCATCAGTTGGATAAGCCACACTGGTCATACCAAGCGGATTGGCTTTTAACTGACATACTACAATTTTCATACCATCTACAATTTGTTGTGAATAGTTATCACCATTCATTTTTCGTAAATAGTTCCAATTGATACTGGCATTAACGTGACCTGGTGGACTGACTTTCTTGGCAGTTCTTTTACCATGACTTTCATTTTCTCTACGTAACATTTCTTCGTAATGAGTAATCTTCTTAACACCCATTGGTCTACCCTTGGTCCAACTTTCATTCTTGGATAATTTAAGTTTGAATTCACGAATGTCAGCAATAACTTTTTCACGATCAGTGCCAAGAAGAACCATTTTAAGAATGTCATACAGAAATTCCTGTACATATTTTGGAGTATCGGCTCGTTTCAAATCCAAACCCATGGCTTTGATCTTACCAGTTTCACCATTAACATCCAATCGTTTACCTTCTTTATCATAGATGTTTACAGCATAACGTTTCTTACTCATAAAGATTCCACGATCAGCCACTAATTCACGACCAGCGGCAATAATAGAACCATTCTTATGTGTAGTATGAAATGATCGTTCCATAAATTCAGGGAAACTGGCATTAACTGCCTCACCAAGATTGTCATAGATTTCTACCGCTACATCTTTGTTCCAATTCTTACTCATCTCTGGATCTTTTCCTAGAATTGGCCAAGCACTGAAATAACATGAGTCAGTATCACCGTAAATAATTGCATCACCGTTATGATCATATACTCCAGCAATTGCTTCATTAAGATAGGCACTCATATGTCTAACAATACAACGTCCATTTAGCGTAGTACTTTGTCCTAATCTTAAATCATAAAATCGTGAATGTGGATTTAACAAAGCCCCATATGCAGAGTTAAGTAGAATTTTTCTAACTAACTGTCGTTTGTCAAAGAATTCTCTATCTTCTTTTGTAGTGGCAGATTTCAATTGCTTTTGAATATCTTTACGTTCACTATACCATTTAGTTAATAGACCTGGAATCACACCTTCTTTTTCATAGGTATAAATGGTTCCATTGGCCGATAACATCCATGGTTGATTACTATCAAAAATCATTTTCCAGATTTCTGCCGCACTAGCTTCTTCACTATTACCACGTTCCCAATCAATGGTTAATATAGTGCCACGTTCTTGATTCATAACAGCAGTATATTCTAATGTACCAAACAATCCGTCCCATGCCTGAGCAAAAGTCATTGCCTTAACTTTCTTACCGTTTATCACTTTATCAGTCATACGATCAGTGATATACTTATCGGTCATGTGTGGTCTGATTTGTCCAACGATGGTTTCTGGCGCCATGTTAAGAGCACGGATGACTGACGGGTAAAGCGAGTTGATGTCAACCGCCGCGATCCATTCATGGATTCCTTTTTTAGGCACAGCAACATAGGCACCAGCTGCCGTTGGTTCGTCCGATAAATCATTACTTCTCCTTACTTTGTCAGGAACTATTAGACCACGAGAATGAGCTTCATTGACCACTGCTTGATCAATCATGGCCACAGAACCCATGGCAGTTGCTATCAATACGCCGTTTTGATGAGCGATATCATTAGCGAGATTTAAGAATTTTAATTTGTCGTGAATCTTGAACAACAACATTGTATCTTGACGATTGTATTCTAGAAACTTACGCCAATCTTTATTGTATAATTGATCCAATGAACCTTCATATTGAGTTTTGTTTTCACCAACTTCCATTTCACCAATATAATCAAGTTTATAACTATGACGACTTTCATAGTTATATTTCTTATATAGTTCAAGATAATCCATATGAACTCGTCCAAACAAGTCATATGTCTCTTGTTCTTGATCAAACATGATATATGTTCTTGGTTTTGGTAATTGATTCCATAAACAAAATCTACGAGTATCATCCTTGGACATAACTCTAGTAACACGATTAACCATGTATGGTATATCATACCCAGCTGAGTTCCAACCAGTTAATACATCTGAATCTTCTATCAAATCAAAAAACATATTGAACATATCAATTTCATTATCAAATACAAAAGTATTTTCAAAATCTTTTGATATATCTTTGGCCATTTCTGAACTCATATGTTTTGGTGGAATACATAAGGTAACCAATTGATCACACCAATCTAGATATAACGAAATTGCCGTAACTGGATTAAATGGATCAGTGGTTGGGGCAAAACCTTTTTTCGGATCAAAATCCGTTTCAATGTCAAAAAAACAAGTATGAAGTGGTGGACTATCTTTTCCAAGATAGTTATCAGCTAACATACGAAAGATAGGATTGATATCACTTTCAAAGATTTTCTTACCACTATGCATTTTGAGTTCTTTTTGAAACTCACTACGCTTACGAGTAGAGAATCTAGTTACCGTATCGTCATAAACAGTACGATATTTTCCTTTAGGATCGGAGTAATAGAAAGTGTAATTGGTTGGATATTGATCATAACGACGAGTACCGTCAGCATCACGTTCCACAACGTGAATAATATCCTTGTCTCTATCTAATATAGCATCTACATATGACATTAAAGCGTTTTACCTACTGTTACCAATATATTTTCTAGTAATTCTTGTTCCTTTTGTGTTTTACCAAATTCCATTTTATGTGCGGTTCTGATTGCCTTTTTAAGCACAGTTGATTTGATATTCATTTCTTCAGCTACTGCCTTGATAGTATCTGATAAACCACTGTTGAGTGTTTCAACTTCATTCATTATCTGCATCCCTTCGTTGATCAACTGAGTGAGTTTAAGTTTTTGATCATTTGAGAAAATGGTTGTATCGTGCTCTTGATTGTCTTGTGTGTCTGACATTGTAACTCCTTTAGTAGTCTACTTATTATACAGGAGTTGCGCTATATGTCAATACATTTTGGAAGATTTACTGATGCATGATCCAAGTATCTGGGATTTCTTTATATTTGGATGTCCACATGTCATGTAGTTTTTGACCACTGATACCATGTGATTTGGATATACTAGTCATCATATCATCAATGATATCATATACATCATCTTTATCGTTTTTAACTGATTTGATTTTATTTTTCTGAGCCAATAATGCCGCCTTCAATTGCGATACGGCTTGATCATCTTTACTATGATCCATATTCTCGCGAACTCTTTGACCTATTTGCTTGCCCTTGTATTCAAATGCTTGATAAGTTGCTCGACTAGTATCATTGATGTTGACTTCTTTTTCTTCTGGATTTCCAGAGATATCAACCACATCATTGCTGATATTATTTGGACCAACTGTGGCTACTACAACATATGAGTTCTTTTTACCTTTGCCATAATTAGACCAAAGACTATCTAGATAATCGTCAATGTTATGTGATTCAGTTGTCCAGTGACTGCCAAGATCGTTCATTCTAATTTCTTCTGGACTATCAGCAAATATTATTCGATATACTTTACCACCACGATGAATCAAACCATCAACAACATTTTTATAATCATCAAGTTCTGAACGAGCGCGATCTTCGTGACCGTAATATTTGGTCCAACTGTCAACACACGATTTATAATATTGCGGATCGTCTAGTCTATTGAGACTCTGAGCGGATTCTATAAGAAATTCACTGGCTCTCATTTTAATTTATCTCTTGATCCAAATCTATATATTTAATTGATACATTATTTAATGCTGCCGCTAATGCTCTATGATTACCATCTATGATTCTATTGTTTGCTACTACTATAATTGAATCAGATAAGTTTGGTGATGATCTATAGTCATTAATGATTTCAATTTGTTCATCTTTTAACATATCAACAATTTCATCAATATGTTCAACACGATATTGGCTCATTAATAGAATATCTAGTTTCATTGGTGATAGTTTTTCTACTTCAAATTTGGTATTTAAATCTGAATTTGAAACGTAATTCCAAAAAATTTCATCATGATCTGGATAGTTGTCAGAATACAATTGACTTAGTGATATATCAGTTTCATCTAATTGTTTATTGTCTGAATCAATTCTTTTAATGACAAAATACTTGGTATTATTGTCTTCTTTACCTACATCAGTTAGCTCGTATCCAGGTATTTTTATTCTGGAGACCATTTTAGCGTATAACTTTTCTCGGTTTCCTTCTTTAATAGCCTCAAAGAAGAATAATTTAGGATGATATATACTAACAAATTTCTTAATACTTTCTATTACAAAACTAAACACCATCATCTGACTTCCACTACCGGTTACGTCAAATGATATATCTTGATATGTTTTATCTTTGTCTCCAGCTAAAAGATTAGCAACTCTGTCTGAGACACTATACTTTTTATTCACAATTTCAGCAAATTTCAATTCCCATGACCCAGTTGGGACAGATAACCAATCGGCATTGAATACAATTTGTCTGTCTCCAATATTGGCAGTAGTGCGAAAATTAATTCGTGTTTGAGATACTATCTCAATCGGTACATTTGAATCAAAAGATTCGTTAAGAAATTCATATGCTCTCATTTTAATTTATCTTTTAATTCAAATTTTCATGATATTAAATTTGTTGATAGACTTATTCTGTAGTCCATTGATTCATTTGGCAATACACGATGATTTAATGTTCCTGGAAATATCAAAACAAGACCGTTATATGGAGTTATTGAAAAGATTGTGTTGTTGTTAGATTTAAATTCAATATCTCCAGAATTTTCTGGAACTTTCACATATGCCACACAAACCAATCTATTTCTATGATGAATATGCCAATCATTATAATGTTTTGGACCATTTACGTTAAACCAAAATCTTGAAGTTTTAAGATTAGTGGATTTTTCAATCTGAGTTATTGTTTGTGCTACCCATGAAACATTTGTATTATTATCTATTACACCCTGCCAACCACCTTTATTACTCAATGTAACACCTTTTAAAGTTTTTTTCAACTCTAAAATATTATCAGCCAAATCTTGATTTAAATTCATTTCAAACTTTTGAATTTTGAATTTTTTTAAAAGATCATCCATATTTAATCCGATCCGAAAAACTTATTCATCAATGCTTTTTGTTTTTTTGGTTTGGCGCCCAATACTGGACTAATCTTGGCTACTTTATCTTTACCAGTAAGATATTTTGACTCATTATCAATAACTTTTTCTTCGTTAGATTCTGATTTCATTTCGGATAATAGTTCGTTGATTTTCATAATAGTTTCCAATGGTCACTTTATAGTATTGTGGTAGCGAATCACTAACTAGGGCAGCACCCGCCCACACCGGTCCTATGGTAGGTGTTCTTTAATGTTTCAATAACAATGTTCCCAATACATCACTACGCTTGGCACTGATGTCGCCCTGTCCAGGAACAATGATTACATTCCACTTTTTATCTTTACCTTCTGGTTTGGCCATCATTTGATCATAGTCCAAGATACTATCTTTATCAATCTTATATAGATTGGCAATACGATCTTTCAACTTGTTCATATCAGTGACAATCCAACCACCAGCATCAGTCTTCTCTAACTTACCTTCGTCATCTTTCTTCAATAGATCATTGAAGATTGGTGTGCCATCAGTCAACTTAGATGGAACAATTCTACTATGTTTGGTCGTTTGAAGTTTAGGATCTGCAAATTTGATTTGTTTCTCTTGACTTGTATGAGCGCCTTCACTCCAGTTAATATGAAAGTTACTTGGTAATCCACCTTGAGCAACTTTGGCAATTTTTGTATAGGCATAGAATTGAGTATCTGGGAATGTTTTGGCAACATCAGCAGCCAAATCTACATATTCTGGACTAAAGAAATCACCAGCATCATGCCAACGAATAGTAACTTTGGCGCCCTGTTTAGCATATTTTTTATTTTCTTTGTCAATCTCGCTGATCAATTGTTTTTTGAATCCTTCTGGATCATTCAACAAATATGTTAAGATTCTAGCATCACTGATCCATGGACCTTCAAACTGAACCTTACCACCACCACGAGCGAAACAATCTACTTTACAACTACCAGCACCTGGGCAAGTATTGACAATCTTAAATTGATTTGTCTTTTCATCTAATGCCAATCCAGTTAGAGCAGCAAAACCAATGTTGAAGAATTGTTCTTTTTCACCATTGCTGTGTTCCATCTTTTCATTCTGTTTGAGTAAACGTTTTGGACGCTCACTGATGATGCCTTTCATTTTGTCTAGATCAAATTGTTTTCCTGATTCATCATAAAATTTCAATGCCGAACTACGATGTACGTAGGGCATTTTGTAACGTTGACTAGCAGTTTTTGTTTTATCTACAGTTGTTCGTAGATACTTTTGCATTTCTGGATCTGAAAAGTCAGTTGTAGGAGCGCCTAATAAATCTGCCTCATCAAGTTCACTTTGTTCTTCTTGATTAGCAAATTGATCTAATGACATGATTTGAATGCCACCCGTTCGTTTCGCTTCTTTTAAAAATTCATAAAATCTCATATTATGCTCTTTCTTTTTTCAATATACTACTAATCATCCAACGTTTTTTAGAATACAAATCTTGTAAATCGGCCATGAAATTGGAAATGCCCTGTTCTTTCATCTCAGTGGCAACATCAAATATCTGCTTAACTAACTCAATCATTTGCTCAGTATTGGTTAGCAGTTCAGCAAACATGAGTTCGGCACGAGGAATTTTAGTCTGTTCTTCAATGATGCTTAACTCTAACATTCTAGCCAAATTAACTGGAGTATAAGAATCTAATGATCTGATATATTCTCCAATAGTATCAATAGTTTCATATGTATCTTCATAGAAAGATTTTAAGAATTTATGATATTGTGGGAAACTTGGCCCTTCAACATTAAAATGAAAGGTATGTATTTTTGTATATAATACAAATGTACTTCCAAGTAATACTTTTAAATCGTCAGATAACATTATTTCTTCCCATGTTTTTTATTGTAGTCTGCCCAGGCAGTTGCGTATAAAATATTTGTTCCTTTTTTATCGCCATATTCTTTTTTGAATCTGTCTTTGTTTGATTTAATCCAATCTTCTTTGCCAGGTGGAGCAACTTCATCTAGATCACCATAGTTAGAGGTTTCTTTAATCTGTTCAACTGCCATTAGATTTTTAACAAACTTAACAGATAGAATATTTGAACCTGGTACATGTTTTTCAATTATATCTTTGGCTTGTTGTTCTGTTTCTGCTTTAACATTAAAAGCTTTAACATTAGAATCTTCATCTTGAATTTTTATTTTAAATATTTTCTTCATTGCACCAGCGGTTGGCCCAAAATATTTGTCTTTCCAAGGGTCGTGAGACCAATTGTTTTCTGTCACATCTTTCTTTTTTATAAATGATGGTTTTTCTGGATAAATTGTACCTAATTTTTTACCACCATTCTTTATAACATGTTCGCGACCGTTTGAATTGCTAGTATGAACTACATCAAATCTACCACTGGGTAAAGACCATATTTCAATGCCGTCGAGCCAATCACGAAATGATTTTACTTTTTCTTTAGCGTATTCAATTGCTGTCTTTTTCGAAGAGTATTGACCTTGATACTCGCCTTCTGTGACATCTTCTTTTCCTGATAATTCAGCAGATTGCTTGAGTGCTTGCTGATACATTTGACTTTCCTTGTCTTTTCCAAGAGATGTTAGTTTTGATTTTACTGCAGAACTAAGATCAGCAAATTTGGGATTTGCATTGTTCAGCGACTGATAGTTCAGTATCTCTCCAACTACACGATCCACAAAAGTACCCCCGGTGTCTTTATAGCTGTGGGCCGCATCTTGCTCGGGCAATACAGGATCTACATGTTTACCCAATCGACTACGAATGTGATCTTTCTTGTCTTGAGTGGGAATAAGTTGTTGAACAGCACGTTTTCTGTCGCCTGGTTTCCAATCTTGAGGAGGATTGATTTTGTATGGTCGTCCTTTTTGTATTCCAAAAGTTTCAATATCGCTCTTTGGAAGTTTGGATCCAATTCCAATCACTGATTCCTCAGACATCTCGGATCGCAAATCATCTGCGCTCCAACTGATGTAAGATCGACCATCGTCGTCTCCAGACATAACAACAAATACTCCAGGCTCATCGTCATAACCTTCGTCCTGTCCAATTTCCCAACCGGCTGCTGCCAATAACTGTTCTACTCGGGGATCTTCGTCACCGTTAAACCATTGTGAGGCCAACTTACGCAATATGTCTTCATCAAATTCGCCGTCATCGCCACCGTCTCCATCACTAGGGGCGAATTCTTTTAGACGTTCCTTCATACCTTCTTTTGGAACACAATTAGGTACAGTCTTGCCTGCCTTCTTCTTTGTACCCACAGGCTTGTAGCCTTTCCAGCAGGGATTATCTTTAGGATCTTCTAGTCCCTCATTGATAGTAGCTAGTTGTTGTACACTTAATTGTTGTTCTGTACTTTCTTCAACACTTTCATCATAATGATTTGGTTGTGCTTCACGTTCATCTTTACCGTGTTGCCACTCATTATATTCTTTAGTACCTTTAGAATATGGATTAGCATCATCGTATCTAGCACGCCAACCTTTTTCAAAAGGATCATTTTTATCTGGGCCAATACTTTTATTATCTTCTCTCATAGCACCAGTACTTGGTTCAGTTTTTGATTGAATTCCACGATCTGATGATTTCTTACCTAGGTCACGATCTAAACCTTTCATAAACAAATCAAGTCTACGAGCCAATTCTTTGGCTAACAATTGTTCTTCTGAAATGTTTTCTTCTGCTAATTTTAATTGACGTTGACCAGAACCACAATCAAGTTCATTGACCTTTTTACTACGTATAATAGCCTTATCAATACCGTTGAATTCAGTATATCCATTTTTACGTGTAGTTTTAACTGAAGCCAATCGTCTACCTAAATCTGCCAATTGTTCTTTAGTCCAGTTTTCATTATTATGACGAGCAGCCATTTTCTTTAATCCGCTCTGTACGGCTGGAGTATCCATTTCATTACGTTCTTCACTTTTGGATTCTGCCACTTTCTTAGATTTCTTCTTGTCACGTTGTTCAGCGCCAGCCAATACACTGTTTTTCCACAGTCCAAACTCTTTAGCTTTGGGAGCATCTGGCGCTTTTGTACCATCATCTGAATCTTCTTCTTGAACTCTACGTTGAGTACCAAGACCAACTGCTGGGCCTGCAGCAATTGAACCACTAACAGTGGTTTCATTCATAATATCCAGTAATTTCTTCATGTTTGACATTGTAATAATCCAAGTAATACTGTATTTATCTATCTCAAAATAAAAACTTGATTAAATTACTAGACAAAAATTATGGAACCAATGCTATTTGACTGACAGCCAAGATAATACTTGGTGATGTTGGTACTGTAGTGCTAATTTTTGGTATTGAGATTAACGCACTGGTACCAAGGCGTGTGTACCACTTGACAGTTAATACTTGACCAGCAGTGAATGCATAATACAATGTCACGGTTATGATAACGGTTCCAGGTTTACCAGCATGTGGTAGAAAAATAGTGGCATAGCTAGCAGTTTGAGGTACGTTAACTCCATCAACAGCAATCCAAACTGCTACGTCATCATATGCATTTCCAAAGTTAGCCGCTTGTATACTGAAAGTGATATTATAAGTACCGGCATTTACTATAGTTACTTGTCCAGTAGCATCATTTAAAGTAACTCCATTACTTAATTGGGTTATGTCTATCAACGCTATCTCTGCTACTCCAGCGGCTCCATCTTGAGCAAATCCAATTGATGCACCAGGATCATGTGCTGCTTTAGTACTGCTTGATACTCCACGAGTAATTCCGGTAAATGTATTACCTACAATTCCAGTATATCTTATAAGTTCTGATTCTATGTTAAGATATCCTGCCGATCTGAATCCCGCTGTACTCACCACCACTATAGGAGCAGTGCTATTAGTATTCATGGCATCTACTAACGTAGTATCAGAATCGGAGAAGAACGATCCATAATATAGACCCAATACGACTGGACCAGTAGCCCCTGTAAGACCAGTGGAACCAGTTGCGCCTGCACCCGTACTTCCTATAAATCCAGTAGCACCCGTACTTCCTATAAATCCAGTAGCACCAGTTGATCCAGTAGCACCAGTAAATCCAGTAGCACCCGTACTTCCTATAAATCCAGTAGCACCCGTACTTCCAGTAGCGCCAGTAAATCCAGTGGAACCAGTAAATCCAGTGGAACCAGTAAATCCAGTGGAACCAGTAAATCCAGTGGCACCTGTACTTCCAGTAGCACCTGTACTTCCAGTAGCACCAGTAGCGCCGGTAAACCCAGTTGAACCTGTGAAACCAGTTGAACCTGTGAAACCAGTAGCACCAGTACTTCCAGTAGCACCAGTAAACCCAGTAGCGCCAGCAATACCAACAGCACCATTAAGATTAATAGTCCATAATGAATAAGACCCTTCGCCAACAATGTTATTAACATCTACTATCATGGCGCCTGTTACATAATCATACGATACTACCATACCTATCATATGATTACTCAAATCATATGCAATAATTACATCTTGAGCGGGTGTATAACCTAATCCAGTTCCGGCAGTAAATGACTGAAGTCCAGTTGATATTGTAAGTGTATTACTACTAGTAGTTGAAAAACGATCACCAGGAAGACCAGTTGCACCACTAGCGCCAGTAGCACCAGCACCAGTGGCCCCATCAAACCCAGTTGCGCCTGTTGATCCAGTAAATCCAGTAGCACCAGTTGATCCAGTAAATCCAGTAGCACCAGTTGATCCAATGAACCCAGTTGAACCAGTAACTCCAGTAGCACCACTTCCAGTAGCACCAGTACTTCCAGTAAATCCAGTAGCACCAGTACTTCCAGTAAATCCTTTTGGCCCAGTAGCACCAATACTACCTACTCCACCTACAGGTAATAAATATCCATTCTCATCACCAACCCATACACTATGATTATCTAAATCAATAACAATCTCACCATTTCTAGCCTGACCATCATATTCAGCTTTAGATAATTTTGTATATTTGTTGTCATCTCTACGAATTGTCATGATTTACCTCAGTTATTTTATTGTTATTTCATTAATGGCATCACGTATATGTTTAGAAATTGATACAGATTCGTAAATTTCTTCATGTTCAGCACCATAATCTCTCATCATTCGTCCAGCGATAGCATTAGCCTCGTCTTCAATTGATTGTGTTTGTTCTTTATTCATTCCATCATAAGCCGTACCAATTTCAAATTGTTTATGATGAATCAATTCATGACATAATGTTCGCATTGTATCAGCCGTGTTTCTATTGACAATATGTACCCATATTTGACCATCACTATTAGTACTTCCAAATGTTCTTTTTTGTTTTACATCAGATAAATCAGTACCAAACTTGACAGTAGGCATATTTTCAATGTCTAAACGATCACATGCCCAAGAAATAAATTTCTTAAGATCGTCTATCTTACTCTTTGATTGTTCAATTTCATTTAATCTCATAAAGAGTATTTATCTTAATACTATCCATAAATAAGACATAATAATAAGAAGAAATCTATGAAAAAATATTTAATCATATTAACAATGTTGATGTCAACTAACGTATTTGCATGGAATCAACGTGTCCCAGAACCAGTTCAAAACTGTATTGCACATACACCATATGGATTCCCACAAACTTCTGGGGTTCAATCCATTTGTCGTCAAGGATACTTTGTTGGATATGATGCCACATCAAAATTACCAAAATATGTTACATATACTTTACATCCACAAAATGCTCTTGGTTGTGTGGTCAGAAGCGATGCTTTTGTCGCTGATAAAAGTGTTGCTAATGGTGCTACACCAAACGATTATGTGAGTACTGGGTATGATAAGGGTCATGCTGTGCCAAATGGAGATCAAAGTTGGGATCAACAAGTAGAATATGAAAGTTTCTTAATGACTAATATGATACCACAAGCAGGATCATTAAATCGTGGTATTTGGAAATTGTTGGAAACTAGTATTCGAGGATGGGTCGTTCAATATAATAGACCATTTGTTATCTATGTTGGGGGAATTTATAATGCAACCAATAAAAAAATTGGCAATAATGTAATTGTTCCACACGCCTACTATAAAATAGTAATTGACAATAACACAGGATCCGTAGCAGGATGGTTATTCCCGCATACAGCGCCTTATCCTAACTTGGGTAATGATTTAACTAAATTTCGTGTCCCAGTTTCAGAAATTATGAAATTATCTGGAGTTGTTTACTTTTTTCCATCAAATGCAAATGAATTACCCGCTGGTGGGGAATGGAAGGTTGATTTTGGTAAGTTAACTCAATCTAAAAGAGATAAATGTAGATAATTATATATTATTTTTCCAATATGAACTATTAGTAATCCAGTGATGATACAAAGAAAACCCATTATCAATATCAATCACTGGATTAAATCCAAAATCTTTCTTAGCCGCATCAATATTTAATGAACCACGACTTGGAAATGAATGATCTCGTTCTATTAGATTTACTGTACCTTTACCAGCAATTTTAACTATCAATTCTGCTGCCTCTAATAAAGATATTGATTTACTTCTAGTTATATTATATGTTTTATTTTCAGTATTGTTACTTAATGTAGCGGCTACAATTCCATCTACTACATCTTGAACATAAGTAAAATCCAATCGTTCATTTTCTCCACGAACTTCAAGAGTTTCATCTCTCAAAGCCGCTAACATGAACTTACTAATTACACGATCTTCAACATCTAATTCACCATATACAGCACTTGGTCTAATAATAGTATGATTTAGTAGATTTCGTCTACTATAATCTTGAACAAGTTTTTCTCCCATGTATTTCATTATGGCATATTGGCCCATGGGATCACAAATGGCATCTTCTTTAACATCGTCATTAAAGTTGCCGTATATCATACTACTACTGATATAAACAAATTTTGACACTTGATGATTGACTGATAGTTCTAGAATGTTAAGTAGTCCTTCACACATAACTCTACTACCCTGTTGTGGATTTTTATTAACTATTTTTTGTCGAGGAAAACTGGCTAAGTGTACAATAGTATCTGGTTGAAACATATCAAATACATATCTTAATACTTCGCTTTCTATATCAATTAGATGTGTAATGACAGAAGATGGGATTTTCTTTTTACGCTCTGACATAATGTATTGAATTTCATCATATGAAATTACTCCATAATCAGTTTCGTTATCAACAATTCGTACATTATGTCCTTTTGATGATAATTGTGCAGCAACATTATGTCCAATAAATCCACACCCACCAGTTATTAATATTTTCATAGATCAGATATTAATGGAAATACTTTAGCAATAATTTTGGCACATTCAAGTGCAATTTCTCTATGTTCAAGTTGTGTGCTTTCATCGGCTCTAACATCAATATAATGAATCCAACTACGTAAAGTACCATTAACATACAATCTACTCATAGTTAATCCTTCAGGTAACACAGAACGTGCTTGTTCTTTGGCAATACCTTTTGATATTGCCCAGACATATAAATCCTGTGCTTGTCTAGTAAGATTTAATTGACCCTGTTCCCATTGATAGGCAATGCGACGTTGATCATCGTTAGTCATATCTAGTGCAATACTATTTTGACGATTTTTTGTATCTTGAAGTCTGGCTTCACGAACAACAAAACTTAAATCTTTTGTTGGATCAGCATAACGTTGTGAAAATTCTTGAAATGAAAAACTACGATGCCGTAATAATTGACGACCAATATCTCTAGTGGTTTCTACTTCTAAACATACTGAAACCATTTCCATTGGAGACCAATGTTTATGTTTGATAAGATACTTAATCAACTTTTCACTTGTTTCAGTGTTCATTTGATTACTTGGATTGGATACTCTAGCGCAAAATGCAACCAAGTCTTGAGCGTCTTTTAAGCCTTCTTCTAAGACTTCTTGACTTGGTTGTGAATAACTAATTAATTTTACTTTCATTAATGTTCTCTAAAATTAGAGTATGACATACTGTTTTCAATATGTCAACTTTTACTTGACCGATTTTAATAGATCATCAATTTCAGGTTGAACAATTTCTGCAATACCTTCAATGTCCAATACAAATTCTATTCCAATCATTTCATCATCATATTCATCCAATTTACGACTAATAGCTTGTTCAATCTCATCACTTTCTAAACCTTGATTGAACAGA